TTACCTCGTAATGTATCTAATTCTTTTTCTAGTTTATCTACTTTCTTTTCTAATTGAGCTATTAATACTTTTGTATGAACATTTTCTTCTAATTGTTTAGAGTGTTTATCAATTGATTTAGCTTGATATTCAATTAACATATACATTTCTTGATTTTTTGGAGTTTGTTCTGCTTTTTTAAGCAAATCTTGTGCCATTAACTTTTCATTAGTTTCTAATTTATTTAATCTTTCAACGATGCCAAAATAAGTCCACACCGCTACGACAATAGCAGATACAATTGCCACTATATTTTTAACTGGCAATGATACGTTTGTTTGATCGCTTAATTTAAATTCACTACTCATTTTTATCCTCTACTTCATAAAACATATTATCAGAATCTTCTGTTACCCAATTTTTGTTTTCCACATTCCAATACGTAGTCTGGACTTTATAATCAGGCTTATATGGTGAAGTAGTAAAACTAGGCACGTTCCACAAAATACGATTGTTAGGCTGAATTGCATAATTACCGTTACAAAGAGCCAAAACATGACCGCACTTATGTTCGTGAGGTATTTCAGAATGTTCTGTGTCCAAGATATTAACATCTGGATGCGCCCAGTCAATAGTAAATAAATACTCTGCATTGTATGTATTTCCTTTGTTTAAATATTTACAGGATTGTCCTTTTAAAAAATCAAAGCGGATAACGTTAGGAAAATAACTAAATGAATTCCATAACTCAAGATCATTGATATCTTGGTCTGGTACGTTTCTGCGATCAAACCCTTTTTGAATAAAAGCGCTGATAGGTAATCTGTAATAGATTGCACCTGATTCAAGTAAACAATGAAATAATATTGCACGGCCAGGTATGCTCGCAATACCAAAGACCACACAACTTTCAGTTTCTCCGTGATGCTGTTTAAGGTCATACAAATACTCCCTTCTTATGTTACAATAAATTGGTGGAACGTTAGCATTTAAATAAGACATAATCAATCATATATATCGCCCCAGTTTTCACCGGATTCGTAATCTACTTTATTTGGAACTTCCAATTGAACTGCATTTTCCATTATATCCACAATCTTTTTAGCATGTTCAGGAGACTCTACTGATATATCTAATTCATCATGAATTTGAATATGAGCAACTATTCCTTCTTTGTATAATTCTACCATAGATTTTTTTGTCATATCAGCAGCAGAACCTTGTATTAATTTATTTAAAGCTTTGTATGTAAAAGCTCTTCTAATCCCTGGTCCGTGTTCCAGGAGTGCTTCTTCATGAAGCATAGCTTTATGCATACCAAATTGATTAGGTTCCCACAAATGAAATCTACATAGACGACCTAGTAAAGTTCTAATTTGTCCACGTTCTTGTGATCTATTTGAGGCAGCATTAGTTAATTGTTTTACAAATGGAACTTTAGCATGATACTGTTCAAATAGTTCAGCAGCCTTTTCTTTAGATACACCAAGTTCAGCTTGTAACTTAGCTTTACCCATTCCATAAAATAATCCTAAGTTAATAGTTTTAGCTTGTGATCTTGGAATGTTTGCCATATCCGCTACCACTTGATGAAAATCTGTATTAGGATCTTCTTTATAAGAATCAACTACATCATAGACAGATGGAAATTTATATAAAGAAGCATAATGTACAACTAATCTAGGTTCTTGTTGTGAATAATCGAAACAACCCCATGTATGACTTTCTTCAGGTAAAAATAAAGATCTAATCATAGGTCCAAGATCCTTGTTCCTTGCTGGAAGTTGCTGAAGGTTAGGATTGCTGTAACTAAATCTTCCAGTAACAGTTCCACCTTGATCAGATCTAATTTGATTTATATCAGCATGGATACGTCCCTTATGTTCATACCTAATAATAGTATCAATAAAAGTTGTATGTGCTTTATTTATTTCTCTTGCTTTTGCAATCATTTGGACTATAGGGTGAGGATGTTCTTGTAAAAAATTTTTAGTAAAGGACGGCGCTGATGATTTCTCAGTTGTATCATAATCTAAACCAAGGCTATCAAAAACTTTTGATATGCTTCTTGCAGCCCAAATCTGTGGCTCTATCCCTGTTTTTTCTTTTACTTTTAATAACAATTCATGTTCTTGTGCTGTTAGTTGTTGTTTCAGCTTGTGTGCTCGTTCTATATCAACTTTTACTCCTTTAAATTTCATATCAATTAAACAAGGAAATAAATCTGTTTCTAAATTAAATACAGATTCTATGTCTTGATGAACTATTTCTTTTTTAAACATTTGCCAAAGCTCTAGAGTAAGTTCAGCATCTTTTTCAGCGTAAGCTCCAACTTCCATAGCCGGTAACTGCCACATATCTTCTTTAGGATCTAATCCTCTTGACTTGGCCGCTTCATTTAAACCTGCTTCACTTTTACCATAACCAAGATAATCCCAAGACAACGTATTTAAACTATATTGAAATCTATTTTCATCAACTAAGGATGCAGCAATCATTGTATCTACGATTAAACCATTAATCTTAATACCCATTTGTCTAATCCAACAAACGTCATACATTGCATTATGAAACACTTTTAAAGAAGGAGTAGCCATAGTGTCTTTAAACCACTCTAAAACCCTCTTTTTATCCATATTAGGCCCTGATCCGTGGGCTATAGGGAAATAAAAAGATCTTCCTGGTACAGCTACAGCTATACCAATTACTTCTCCATTACCTATAACAGATCCCGATCCTTTTTTCTTTAAGTCTGGATCTCTTGTTTCTAAGTCTACTGCAATCTCATCATAAGATCTAAGATCTGGAAATTCTTCTGGTTCTACCCATTCCTTTTGTGCTTCAAATAGAGGTACTTTCATTTATATTACCGTTAGTAAAAAATAAAAAATACAGATACAAGTAAATAAACCCATATCACCAATTATAGTTTTTTTAAGATTAAACATTGTAATCCCTTTCAATAATCATTTCTATATAATGGATTGCTTTTAACAAATCCTGTTTCTTTCCTTTATCCTGGTGTCTGCAAATATATTTAATTGCATTGCCTTCAGCAAATAGTATCTTATTCTTATTGATAAATAAAGAGGGTTGCACGACATACTTTTTATAGTGGGCCCCTCCAATTTGTTTAAAAAATGTCTTATTACTCATAACTGATAACCTTTCCATTCTTTTTTAGATTTTAATATATAAAGATTTTCCATAGATCTTGTTGCACCAACGTACCAAACTCTATGTTCTTCATCCTGCTTTTCCACACTTATTTCTGTAGATTGTCTTATTTTTCTTGCATTATCTAACACCAGAATAACATTCTTACATTCACCACCTTTTGCTGCATGAATGGTTGATACTTCTATTCTTGGTTCTTCAGATAATTTCTCTCCATTAGTTAACATGGTTCTAATGTATAATTCTTTTTCTTGATCTAAGTTGGTAAATGCATCAAACCAAGTTACTCCAGGAGTAAATCCCAAATCTTCTATTTTAACAAAAGATTTATTTTCAAATTTATTTTCATCAAAAGTATCATCTAAATATTCATAGATATCTTTACAATCAGCAATAGATATCTCTTTACCTAATGTAAGATCAGTCCATTTCAATACTGATTTATAAAGTCTATGATCAAAACTTTTTCCATATCTGTTCTTAAAATATAATTTTTTCTCTTTTAATAAATTTGATATTTCATCTGATCTATAAGTTGTTCTGGTTAGTATTAACCATTTATCCGTTGTTAAATCTAAACTATCAATATCAAATATAGTATCCACTTTACCTTGAACTACTTTTCCATCTTTATCTTTCTTTGCATAGTATACTTTTTCTTTTCTCTTACCTTGTATTCTATTTAATATTGTATTAGATAATTCTTGAACTGCTAATGGTATACGTTCAGATTGCTGTAATACTTCTTCCTCTGCTGGTTCATCTATAAATCTATTAACATCAGCTCCTGCCCAAGCAAAAATAGCCTGGTCATCATCTCCCGCTAAAAATATATCTTTAGATTTAGATTTTAATACGTCAAACATCTTCCATTGAATAGGAGATAGATCCTGGGCTTCATCTACAAAAATAACTTCAAACAAAGGACACTTATCTGAATTGAGTACAAATTTTTCTATCATGTCTGTATAGTCATCTAAATTATAAGCTTTCTTATAATTAATAAAATTCATATTTATATGATGTAACGTATCTAAATTTATATCTCTGCTCCATTCATTAGTATTAAATTCATCTTCAATGGAAACGCATTTAACTCGTGCCTTACTAATTAATTTAAAATATTCATTATCACAATTCATATAACAACTTTCTTCAGAATCATTTGAATAATTAACTCGTATACTTAATTCCTTACCTATTTGTTCATA